GAATAGGCTCCATTTTTATCTAACTGCCATAACCATACATCGGAATTATTAATGTTTGGAGTATTAACTCCAATTATTTCATTTGGGATCGGAGCATCAATGCTAAAATTGCTTAAACTTAATGCACCTTGTCTAAAGTGTGCAAAAAACCCAGTGTTGGCACTGCCTGATCCTTGATTATCATTTTTATAAATTAAACCAAACGCCTGGGCAGGGCGAGGTGCTTGTTCGTAAATGTAGTCTTTACCTAAGAATGTACTTGAAACAATCTCAAAAGGCATCGGGGTTCCGTTAATAGCCTTGATGAAATTAAAAATAGGAACATCCTGATTGGTACTGTTTATTTTGTATTCTTCAGAATTGACACCGTCAATAGTCTTTTTACCAGAAGGATTACCAAAATTACTTGTCATGGTAGAATTCATAATATTGATGAATTGCTGATACCAATTAGGATTAGCCGGGTCATTCCAACCAATTGTGGTATTGGCTAGATTTGTTCCATTAGAATCCAAAACATTATCGGTAGTAGATATTGCAGTAACTTTTAAAAATCCGTGTGCAGGAACATTACGCGAAGGATTATAACTGATTAATTGAGCCAAACGAAGAATACTATCACGACGCTGAGCAGTTTCTAAAAAGTTTTCTCTGGCATTTAGATCAATACGAAAACTTAAATTCTGCCCTAGATAAGCAATAACATCAATTAATGCAATATATTCACTACTATCAATAAAATCATTAAAGTCTTCAGGATAATTTTCCTGAAGATACTGAATCATTGTACGACGAAGGGTTTCAAAATCATAACTCTTGAAGTCAGCATTACGAAAGGATTGGTATATTTTTTTCCAGTCTTCGCTAACTAATAATTGATTGGTAGTCGATGGGATCATTGTAATATTAAATTCTGTATGGTATTTATAGCAAAAATAAACAGGGTATATTATTGGGCTCTAAGACCAAGAGCCTGATCAAACACCAGTTTAAGTGTTGATCTTTCGTCTGTATTTTTCATCTCAAGGGTTACTTCTATCAAATACCCCTGATCATATTCGTTGATTTTAATCTGTATTGGATTGACTCTAGGATCAAAAGTACAGATAGTTGTAACATCTTGTGTCAACAACTCTTTGATTTGAGGAGTAAGTGGCTCCATTATAAGGTCCCATATAATGGTACCAAATGTTGGATTCATTACACGCTCCCCTTTACGAGTATTAAAATGATTAAGTATATCCTGTTTGATCAAATCAAAGTCAAATAACTTTGATCCGTAATTAGCAGGATCAGCAGTGCTAAAACCTTTGTAAAAATGATTCCGTACAGATCTATGTTGAATATTATAATTGTTAGTGGTAATCTCTAAGTTTTTGTAAGGCATATCGATATTTATTACTGTTAAAAACCAGTCTTAATAGGGGTTCCGCTACTGTCAGTTACAAAACCGCCTGATCCGCTGCTAACTACACTGCCTTGTAATTGTGCAAGGAAACACTCATAATAACCTTTTTTCCGAGTATAAATGTCTTTGGTACAGAAACCAACCTTTCTATAAGCAGCCTCAAAGTATCCAGCATCTGTTTGAGGAGTTTTTACTAACTTTAAAAAGTATAATACACTGACTTCTGCTGCAACTTTCGAATCATTAAGCAACTTGGGATCGTCGAGTAAAGCCGTAGGATTGGGTAATTTTCCTGCTTCATACATCCATTTACTAAAATTAGTATAGTTTGAACGACCAGTTAATCCTATGTACCCTCTACCTATAAATTTACCACCGTCGCCGGGCTCTGTATTTCCTAGTCCTTTACCTTTTGCGGTATTATACCCGTACAAGAATTCCGGTAGACTATTGTTAGGGTTTCCTGCATATTTCTGTGCCAGGGCCAAATCACCTTTAAACACACTAGGAAAAACTTCTAGCAATCTTGCTGCACTATATCCAAACTTTTCCTCAACAGTTTCCCAACGACTCTCACCCCCGGCGACTCCGAGCAAAGATGCAACTGCATAAGGACTTGTTAGTCCCATATCTGCTGCGGCTTTCTTCAATGCTGCAATACCTGTCTGCGCTGCACGAGCATTAATTTCTTTAGCATATTCAGGAGTACAAGTTCCTGCTGAAACTGCAGGTGGGTTGGCAGTTTCTTGAGGATTAGGTGCTCCGCCTGCTGCACTAGCAGGGTTTGGTGCTACCCCAGACTTAGACCTATCAGCCATGGTAATATCAGTTGCTTGAGGAGCAAACTTTGCAGGGTTGATATTCTCATGTTGTTCCCAAGGCTCGTGCGTAGGAACACGTTGCATGATACTTTTAATGTCATCGGCTTTGTAAAAATTACTGTTACTCCACCCTGCTGAAAACTTTCTATTGGGCAATAAAAACAATGGCAGATCTGCCGGTGTTTCTGCCTGAGTGGCTAGTTTAGGGGCAGCAGCGATAGGACCATTTAAATCAATCCTAGTACCTGTGGCTAGGATCCTTCCATTGGCTCCTAAATTTAAATTAACCGCACTGCCTATGCTAACATGACTCTCTCCACTGAGATCTAATCCTCCATTAGCACTGACCGTAAAACTATTTCCTAACAATAACTCATAGTCACCGCCACTGGTAAATTTTGCAGAACCTTCAACACTATAGTCTTGTGTGCCTCTAACAGAAATTTTTGAATTACTATCAACTGTGAGATAATAGTACCCGGAAACATTGGTTTCCATATTTTTGCCGGCGCTGATATGAATATTCCTACCGGCTTCTAAATTAATATCCCTATCTGCACGAAAATTAAAATCGTGTTCGCTATGAATTGAAACTGAATCATGGGCATAGATATCTATCTTACCATTACTGGTCATTTCTATCCAAGCAGTACCCTTACTGTTGGCTATATAGATTAGATCCTGACTGTTATGCATTAAAATCTGATGCCCAGTTCTAGTCCTAATCCTTACTAACTCATTCTGCCCATTAACATCTCCATCGTCCATAACAAAAGTTGTACCACCAAGTCTAGTAACCGGGGCGGAGACTGTGGTCTCATAACCAATGTTGCCCCGTGTAGCACCAGGACTGGTATCTAATGGTCCCGGAGTAGATATACCAAATACTCCACTAGGAACTTCTCTTCTTGCACCCGATGTGGTTATTCCTCTAACAGTATCCTTTAGTAGTCCCTGTTGCAATAGTCTTTCGGCAAAAGGATGCACTGGCTTGGTAATAGTATTTGGATTTGGATTTGATAACGTCTGTGTCTTCGATAGAAACTCAGCAACTGGAAGGTTATCAACTCCATATTTTCTTTTTTGTTCTTCAGTTATTTTAGTCTGTTGACTGGCAGCAATGCCAGGGGTCATGTGATTTTGAAACATATCAAACACACAACCAAACCAATAGCATTGGTTAGCATCACCGTCGATAAAGATTACCATAACCGTGGTACCTATATCTGGTGGTACCATCCACATGCCATAACTTTTTTGAACGTCCTGAAAATTACTGCTGTTATTTCCTTCAAAACGTACAGAGGTAGTTCCACCAAACGGACTACAATAACTAGCGATATAAGTTTCGCCCTGATATCTAGTCTTGCTGGTTAAATTTTTAATTAATGCAACCTCTAACCTGCCCATATAAGTAGGATCGAGATGGTTGGTAACCTCGGCTAAAAAAGGCCCCGATGACGGTGGGGGCGATCGTCGTCTTTCGTCAAATGCCATTTAAATTATCCTAACCAGAAAGAGGAGGCATTCCTAAACTTGCCCTAATAACAGAATTAGCACCAGTATATGGCGGCGATGTAGGATCTCCTATCCTGTTAACTAATTTATCTAACGGACTCTGGCCGAGGCTAGAACTTCCGAACTTAGAAGCAACAGACCCAATTATATTTTGATCTTTTATTGCAGTTACTCCCGAAAGTGAAGAAAGCATATTACCCGCACCGGCAACTTTGTCCTTAAAAGCAGATACATCTACAAAATTACTTAACGAACCAATCTTTGATAAGGGGTTAAATTTTCCAGGAGATACACTACTCAATGCTGTACTGATTAAATCTTTAGGCAGAATGTCTGCAGAGATTTTATTAACATCAGTAACGCCGTACAAACTTGCCAATGCTTTAGGGCCACCCTTGGCCACAACTTCTTTAAGATATGCTTTATCAACATCAGGAACCGGTGCAGTAGAGTAAGGCTCAGTTGCAGGAATATTTTTCAATTTACTTGAAGGAATATAATCTAATATTAATCCGGAATTTAATGCCTGTGATAAATTTATGTCAGGTTGATAACCCACAGGCTCGGCAGACTTAGTAGGCATTCCAAACTTGGGTTTACTTACTCCACCAAACTTAGATGCCCCTGATCCTCCGAACCCGCCAAATAGTTTACCTAATACTTTACTTTGTAATGCCCCGGCCACTCCAGAAAGACTTGCAACATCTAACCCAACTTTTGATCCTAACCCAGAAAGACCTGCAACATCTAACCCAACTTTTGATCCTAACCCAGAAAGACCTGCAACATTTAACCCAACCTTTGCTGCTAGCCCGGCAGGATCGGCTGCCGAGCCTAATAATGAGCCAACATTATTTGCTGCATCATTGACAAGACCCCCTATCTGTTTACTGGCCAATCCCACAGCCTTATCCATTACTGCTCCAGTAATACTGGCCATAGGAGGAGAGGTTAATAAACTAAAAGTACCCCCGGTAAGTGCTAAATCAGCCGCAGACAATAGTGTCGATGTTGCTCCTTGTCCTATACCGGATCCTGGATTAAGTGTTTTCAATGCCTTATCTATCGAATTTAAAGAAAGATTCTCTGCTAAATTCTTAGCATTGCCCAAGAGAGATCCTTGTGGTAGATTGTTTACCGTTGATATAACCTTGGCTGCATTGGCCAAAGAATATTGTCCAATATCTGCCAATCCTGATTGACTTAATCTAATATTTGTAGCAATATCATTAGGTAAAGGTAGACCTATTGCTGCAGACCCTGCAGATAGTCCTGCAGACAATGACGAGAAACCAAAGGTTTGATTTAGTAATCCGCTAGCAGTTCCGCCAAGGCCTCCGGTTGCTGCTGTGAAATTACTAAGTTGTCCAGGAAGTCCGGGGCTTGGTAATCCCCTACCAAGTTGATCCAGTGCTGTCGAATCATTAAGGCGTTGGCTTGGACTTGCAACAGCCGGAGTCACATCTTCAGTAACTTGATTTTGAGGATCCGGAGTTACCTTTAATGTATCTTTAGGATCACTTGGAGATAAATCCTGATCAATAATCTGTCCAGGAATTCTAATAACCTTTATGATTTGTTTAAATTGCCCATCTCTAAATCTACTAGCAACTTCAGTGACCATATAAACACCACTGAAGGGGACACGCTGAGAATCAAAGTACATCATGCCGCCATCTTCAAAACTATTGATGTCAATGGGATTTCTAAAAGTAATTGTGATTAATACCTGTCCGTGAGTAAAAGGGGCCTCGCCATCAACAGTCTCCCCAGAATTATCTAATTTAGGATTATAATTGCCAATACCCCCGGTAACAAGATAAAACGGATCTCCAAGAATTTCCATTTCGCCTGTTAGCATACTAACAGAATTAAGTATGGTTTCATGCATGGATTTTGCTAATACACTATAAGGATCAGTCAAAGGTAATCCTGCATTATATCCATTGTTAGGTCTAACAGAAGTTGCTCCTGCATCTGTCTTGCCTGGGGTCTGAGGAGTTTCAATTTGCCTATCATTTGAAGCAGACTTCTTATCATCTGATCGCTTTACCACTGCTCCGTTAGTTGGCCCGGCTCCAGTCTTGGTTGATGGAACATCTTTATTACCCATTGCTGCAGGCAATGCTTCAAAATATAAGTTATTAAAATTTAATTTGAAATTTAAGATATCTACGTTTTGCCCAGTATAGATATAATTGTAATCTCTAGTACTACGCTTTCTTAGATTCTTTTCATCTATTTTTTGGTCTCCAAAGTTTGGAATTGCTGTATAATGAATTTTAAAAGGACTTACAACATAGATAAATCGTTGATATGGTTTTTTAGATACTGGATTTATTTCTTTTTTATTTTCTACCTCTAATCTTACGGAAAAATACTTTACCATTCCATAGGAATCAATATTGCCCTTTACATCTTTTAAAATATTTCTAATATATTCGCTATCTCTAATTACAGCAGCAATAATTTCGTGTATATTGGCCTTCTCAGGAAACTGCATTGCAGAATCCGATGGGGAGTACTTTAGATTTTCAGATTCTTTGGTCTTTTGATCAGCACTACCTTTGGGAGCCGAATCAACACGATAGCCATTACCTCTTTTGGTATCTCCAGGACTAACCATTTTATACAGTGCGTTGTCTTTTCCTATTTCAATTAATTTGCTCGACGGTATAGCAGAATTAGGAGCATCAACCCACTGTTTAGAATCTTCACTGTAATCTTGAAATTTTATTTTATATTCATCGTTGGAGGGAGATTTTTCTTTTGAATTTTTTTCATTATCAATTTCCTGAGCAGTGACCTTTTCCATTAAATCGGTTAAAATTTCCCCAATGGTTTTTCCAGTCATCTTAATGGGTTTTTTAATCACACCCGGTTGACCAAACCCCGCCTCATTAAAAGGAATGGCTGAGCAAACATATTTTGTTCCGCGATCTGTTACTTCAACTTCTAACCCGGCAAACTTTATGGTAAAATATCTAGTTGATTTTTCAACTATCTTAGGATCATCAAACTCAGCACCGTCGGGATAACCCCAGAAATCCATTTTTAATATAAAACTAGCCTCGGAATAGTTAACATATCCTGCTTCTACTGATTTTACATGAAGTGCTTCTATAAAACCATTAATGCTATAAGGTTCAATAACATCAAATTTAATCTTGGTCGGCAAGGTAGTACCTGCCTGCTGACTAAATGCCATTATTGTATCAATTTCAACTGAATCAATAAACATATCAAATCGACCAGGACTACTCTTGTCAAATCCCGACGACAACTCAATAGCATATAAATCTTTCTTTGACTGAGCAATGGTACTTGTAGTGGCAGATAAACTAGTTGATTGGTCATCATATGCTTTTTTTGCTGCTGCAATTGAGTCTTTTTTATTATCAATAGGTGGGCCTTTGCCCCCAGATTTTAATATTACTAGATTTAATTCGCTTTCTCTGTATTTTTTTGGATCATTAACACGATCTGCTTGCAAGGCAGCCAGTGTAAAATTATAGGTATAAGACCTATAACCATTTAATACATTCTTTTTATTTGATAAATCAACTATCTGTTTTGATTGATCAGAGGCGCGCTGGGCCTCCGCATCGGCTTTGGATTTATTTGGATCGATCTGTTCACTGGGTTTTTCTGTTTTTCGCTGAACACTATTGCCGGGCATTATTAATTTCCTAGTACAGTTTTAATGGTAGTTAATTTAGGAAGATATATTTTAGTTCCGGCTTTCATGTCAAAAACTGGATCCTTAATAATGTTTTTGTTTCTTACAGAAAATACCCACCATAATCTCGATTCTTTATATAAATCATAGGCTAAAAGGTCCGGACGATTATTATACGTAGATGTTATTTCAAATAATATATCATCAGTTTCAGCAGGAATATCTCTGAAATTAATAGTATCCAGATAACCATTGACTACTTCTGTTTTATAATAAGGACTAAAAACACTATATAGAGACATTAAATGTATCCTTGTTTTCTAAAAGAAGAATTATTAAGATATCCAGTGACTGAAAATTTCTGCATTTCATTCCTACTATAAACTGGATTACAAACTACACCAATTGTAGAAACCGTAGGAACTGACGTTGGGCCATAATCTTGATTACCTGTTCCTGTCTTTCCTTTATAGGTAAAATAATCAATAGAATCTTGAAAGTCTACCCTGTAACTAGCAATAACCACTGGAGTATTGATTAACATCATTTCACCATGACCATCTAATCTACATACCGGAGGAGGCGCTCCACTATCTGCATCTCCAGAAGTGGCTCCCCCGTATCTCATTCTGGTCAAGGTACGTAATAAATGCATGGTAGCAATGTAAATTTCTGCATCTCTTGAGTTCTCAACCGAAAATTTACCCTGAATAGTAATTGGAGAAACGCTACTGTTCTTATAAAAATACTGTGCAAAATTACTATGCATCGGAGTTGTTGAAGCATAGTCGGCCTTGACCTCATAACTGATTATTGGGGTATAAGGAAAAAGTATTCCTTGAAAATTTATTAACGGAGACGCAAGTCCAGAAAGATATTTTGGTGGTACTCTTATTTTAACTCGCAGATCCTTATTGCCTTTATTACCTTTGATATCAGTGAATATGATCGAAGGTGCTCCGGATATTGCACGTTGAGCACCTGCTGGTACTCCTGGGTCTCGTTGTCCATAAGGTACCGCACTGCGTTCATATCCACCATCCGGAGCATTAGGATCAGTAACATCGACAATTTCAGAATTTTCATATTTCTCAGCGGTAGACCTACTAGATAATGACTCGTTGGTTGCTATATCAGTATCAACTGCTACCTGTTCCGAAGTTTGAGCCTCTGCTTCTTCTGTTGACAGGGGTGCTGAATCTATTACTGTAGAAGATTGCGTAATCACTGCATTGGCATTAAGAACTGTAGATGTTTCAACAACTACAGTTGTAGTTGACTGCGAAACTGTATTGTTTTCTGTGGTAGATTGTGTAACCACTGTAGAAGGGCCGAGAACTGTAGAAGGCGGCGGTGTATCAGGCGGTGATGGCGGCAGAGTATCTACTGCAGGTGGTTGAGTTTTTTCTTTTTGACGAACTGCATCTTGGTTAGATGCTCTAGCAGCACTGCCCACATCTGTAAGATTTAGATCTTTAGCACCCTGTGCCTCTAGGTTGTTAATAAGGCCGCTTATACTGGCATTAGATGGTCTGGTGAAGTTGCCCTTGAAGTTGCCACTTTCTGTTGCAGAAGCTGTCTTACCATCAGGTGTGGTAACTGTAATGGTCTGTGTATTTGTTTCAGTATCTATTACCGTAGAAACTGTTAATCCATTGCCCGAAGTTTTTGTGCTGGTATATTGCGGCATAGTGCTGTTTTATTTTCCTTATTTTGTATTTACCATATAAATATAGTGCCATAATTCCTGTTGACCTTGCTTGACACATCTGTTACAATAATTTGTAAGGAACAAAAATAACAATGACTGCACTCCCAACCACCACTAGAAAGGTAAAATACCTTAATAATCGAGATTTACTATCAGAAATTCACCAGAGCAAATGTACTTTTTCTAGTTTTACCGATAAATCCTATGGACAACATGATATCATAGTTGAAAATCTTGAGAAAATTGATCAAAAAATCATTAGCGATGCTAAACAAAATCGGGCAAAAAGAATCGGACTAACTGCTTTTAACCTAGCGAGAGCCGCTGGTGATAAAAAAATTAAACTGGCAGATTTAATTCCAGATACAAATTCTATAGAGAATACTGATTTAATTTTTAGAATTATGACCTTTGAACATATTCCTCTTGCACCAGGAAGAAAGAAAACCACCAAGACCACATCTGATAGTTACGAAAAGGTTAACTTCCCTCCTTTCCAACATTGGAAATTTAACGATCAAGAAGATTTGATATGCGTAGGCAAAAGCCATTGGAAGGGCGGTGTAATGACCGGCCAATTTAGTAAGGATCACGGACGTATCACAGAAAATCTAGGCCGAATGTATATTAAACTTAGCGAACGCTATGCACAAAGAAGCAACTGGCGCGGCTATACCTATATTGATGAAATGCGAGGGCAGGCTATTCTTCAATTGAGCCAAATAGGATTGCAGTTTGACGAAAGCAAGAGTGAGAATCCATTTGCTTACTATACAGCAGCGGTGACCAACTCATTTACTCGTATCCTAAATGTTGAAAAGAAAAATCAAAACATTCGAGATGATATGCTAGTTGAACACGGGTTAACCCCTAGCACTACTAGACAATATCAACACGAATACGCCGAAGAAACTGCTCGCCAAGCCACCATTTATAAAAACGCTCGTATGCCTAAGAGCGAATTACCCGACGACGAGGACGAAAACGTTTGACTTTTAAAATTCTGTATGTTACACTAACACAGGAGAATTTTTATGTCATTGTTTAAGAAAGTTGCCTGCATGACAGATCTTCATGTGGGCGCCAAGTCCAACAGCACAGTTCATCTACAAGACTGTGAAGATTTTGTAGATTGGTTTATTGCCCAAGCACAGGAGGCCGGCTGCGAAACAGCCATCTTCCTAGGCGACTGGAGTCATAATCGAAACAGCATGAATTTATACACTCTAGACACCAGTATCAGGTGTTTAGAGAAACTGGGTGCTGCCTTTAAACAGTTTTTTTGGTTTCCAGGCAATCACGACCTATTCTATAAAGACAAACGAGACATTCACAGCAGCATATTTGGTAGACACATCCCCGGAGTAACTGTAGTGGAAGGTGTGACCACACTGGACGATGTTACTTTAGTGCCATGGCTAGTAGGTGACGAGTGGAAAACCATGCGTAATATTTCTAGCCGCTATGTGTTTGGACACTTTGAACTGCCCAAATTCTTTATGAATGCCATGGTGCAGATGCCAGACCACGGTGAATTGCGAGCGGAAGACTTTGTTGGGCCCGAATATGTGTTCAGTGGGCACTTCCATAAACGACAACAAAATAACAATGTAATCTATATC